GGATCAACACGCACTTGTGCTGGCGGCATTGTCACTGCTTGGCGGGCCATGCCACCAACTACATCTCTTGTGCCTAACGCAAGACGCGTTGCGCCTTTTACTACTTCGGGCGCCACCACACCGGCAACGGCGCCTGTTGCCGCTTGCGCAAGTTTAGATTCCGGCGTTCCTGCTTCGCTGTACATCGCTGCGGCTGGCAAGGCGCCTTGAAGTGTCCGCGCCGTTATGCCTCCAAGCGTCAACTCGCGGCCACCAGGCATGAGCATGGCGGGCGCAGTTGCCATAACATTGCCAACCATGCGCGGAATGTCTGCCGCTGGCCCTGCATCGGTACGCATACCGCGCTCGCCGTAAATGCTAGGCGGCTGCGCAGTGCCAATGGCGGCTTCGTATAACGCCAAATCTCTATTGACCTTTTGCGTGTACTTGGCGGCTTCTTCAGGATCAGTTGCCATTAAATACAACTGCTTAATACCCTGCCCAACATCAAGAAATCCTCGAATCGTTCGCTCGCCAATGGTTGGTGATGGCGGACGCTCTATGCGCGGCGTTTCAACAGGTATCAAACGCACTTCGCGCTTTTCTTCTTCATCCTCAACGGGTATGAGTCGGGCTTCAGCCATGATTTATTCCTCTACGCGGTAACGCTTGCCATCAACAGTTACATAGTAATTCCCATCGGTGCCTTGTGTAGCGGTCATTGACTTGCCTCGCACCGTGACTTGCTTGGAGTATGGCTTTGGCTCATTGATTTGATACAACGGCGCAAATTGCTGCATACCAGGCGTTGCAAGGATCGTCTGAGCCGCATTGCGTCCGCGCTTGATTAATTCACGATCAACGCGATCAGATATGTCTAGTGCTTGACGCAACGATGCCTCGCCAACTGAAATATCGGCGTTCGATACTTTTGTAAGCAACAATATATCCGAATCGGACAGTACGCCTTTCATCTTCGATGCGTTGTTCAACGTGCGTTGCGCAAGTTGAGGAATCAATGTGGCGGTATTTGCAATCCTTGGGTCGTTTTGATTAAATCCTAATGCTTGCGCTGCCTGGCCTAGCTTGAGCCTTCCTTCAGCACCGAAACCAGTAATCACGCCTTGATCAAGCAACGCTCTCACGCGGTTGCTGTTTTCAATTTGACTTGCCGCTGACTGCCCTTGTTCAACTTGTAATTGAGCCTGGCCGGCGGCACCCTTTGCTATTTCCTTGGCAAACGTTTCTCCGGTTTGTACTGTGATGCTTGGCCTTCCTTCGGCTGCAATTTGTTTCTTTATGTTTAACCATGCCAAACCAGCAGGACTATTAGCAAAAGTCGGGTCTTCTAAAACGCGTTGCTCAAAACTTAATTGCTTTTTTTCTTCTGGCTTAAACGGCGCCTCGGCAATTAATCTTCCTGTTGCGCTAACTGCTCTTGCGCCTGGCGAAAGCACTGTTGGTTTTTGCACTTCACTGATGTTTTGTGCAAGTTCCGTCAAAGCCTTAGCTTGTGCCGCTCCACCCGGTTCAAGCGCTAATTCTGAAGCCACACTTCGCAACAAATCAGCCCTCATTTGTTGGCGGGTATCTTCGGGTATGCGCTGACCAACCATTTGTGCGGCTTGCTCCGTTGGTCCTCCGCCACCAGCAAGTGCCATGCCTGGCGTCACTTCGGTTGGCAATCCTTGTAAGCGTTGGCGTAATCCAGCCATACGTTGCGATAATTGCTGTTGTTCAAGTAACTTACGCTGTTGCTCGTTAAGTTGCATTTGAAACAACTGCCTTTGCAACCCATGCTGCTGCACACTTTGCAAGCCTTCAGCCAGTGTGCCGCCGCGAGCAACCGTTGAGCCTAATTGCGCAAGCGTTAGCAAGCGCTGCCTGCGCCGCTCTTCCTCATCCATCGGCATGGCGGGCGAGCCAGGATACTGCTGCAAGCGATCAAGTCCAGTGCCAAAGCGATCAATAATGTTTGGCGCGTAACCTTGTGATGCAGCTTCAGACGAATCAGGCAATTGTTGCCCGCCATAACTGCCGCTGCCCGTGAAAAAGTCTAGTAGTGACGCCATGCTTATCCCCTTGTCCTGCGATCAAGTTCCTTTACAGCTTCAACTAATAGGCCAGTAATTTGTGGGTAGTTAACCGCCATCATGCCGCTATTATCTTTTGCAACGGCTTGAGGCATAACACGTTGAACGTCTTGCGCCATGACGCCGCCCGTTCGCTCGTTATCGCCTTTGTAGTTGTAGTCGTACCCCGTCAATTTGCCAAGTTGCGACAATGGCGAATCCATGCGATCAACGTTTTCTTTCATCCGTTTATCAGACAAATAAGCCAGTGCCGCCGCCGTGCTAACGGCTTGCCCGAATTGTTGAGCTGGAGACAGGCGTTGTGTACTAACGTTTTGATTCTCAGCAGGAAACCCGCTCAAGCCTTGCGATCTGATGTTCAATTGTTGCAACGGATAGGCTTGTTGGCGCAAGAAATCTTGATACGCCAAATCGAGCTGCGCTTGCTGTTGCGCTTGCTCTTGTGCGCCAACGCCTTGCAATTGCTGCGCTTGCGTTTGGCGGATAGCTTGTTGCGCCGCACCCAAATTGGCTAATTGCCCTGCTTGCGCCTGGCGAGCCGCAACATCTTGTGACGCGAGTTGCGCCGCTTGATTAAAGCCTTGATAAGCCAAGTTGCCAGCCGTTTGGCCTGCGGCCATGAGTGCAGCCTGATTCGTTAACCCTTCAACGATGCCCTGGCGCGATCCGCCAAAGGCGCGTGCGCGGACGGCATTGGCAGCGTTTTGCTGCTGTTGCATTTGGCGTTGGTTTTCAATGTTTTGCACCGCCGTTCCAATGACCTGTTCTTGAAACGGATTGATGAATTGTTGAATGTTTCCCGCAATGCTTGTTGGCTGCATCGCCAGCGCTGTGGCGTAATCAACGGTCTGCGTTCCTGGCCCATATGCGCCAGCCTGCGCTTGTTGTTGCAAGCCAAGTTGCATGGCGGCTGTTGGCGCCGCCAATCTCGATCCGGCATAAGGCGTGTATTCTTGCCCGGCGATTTGTTTAGAAAACTCATAGTTTTCTAGCGCTGCCTGTTTGAATTCCGGGTCAAGTTCAACACGCGTTGTCTGACCACCGCCGCTTTTACTCATGATTCAACTCCTTGGACATAACAGTCCATTTCTCTTCATAACCTTCGTCCGCCAAAAATGTACGCAGCCAACCACGTCTTCCGGCAAGTGTTACACGATTGCATCCGATTGATTGCGCCCATCTCTCAAGGATTGGACGCATACGCGAGAGTTCTTCCAAGTCCCCGCCAGCAAGAAAATAGTGCATCCCTTTGGCTTGTGGGTAACTCTGAATCTCAGTGATGACAGCGGACTGTTGACCAGGCCAAAACTGCATTTCATTGGCGTCAACGGCTCGCTTTATATCCTCAATGGTATGCGTTCCGCCAGTGAAAGACAATGCCGCTTCAATAAACGGTTTGCATCGATTCCAATGGCTTAAATCATATGCGTTCATCGAGCCGCCAATAAATTCTGACCCGCCACTAAAGGCAACTCACCTGATAACAAACCTTGCAAGTAAGGCGTTGCGCCACCCTGTTGAACATTTGACAAAATGGCGCCAGTAACTTGTGGCGATAAATTGTTTTGCATAGCCTGTGAACGCAAATCGGCCATGGTGTAACCCTGATCAAGCAACCCTTGAGCGCGTTGCGTCAACTCTTGCATTGATGGCGCACCCGTTGGCATAGCGTAAAAGTTTGGCGGTTGTTGCTGGTTCGCCATTTGAGCAATAGCAGGAGCAAGCAATCCAGCGGTTGGTGTGCCGCCATAAGATGCCGCATAAAAAGCATCCATTTGGTTCTGGATTTGTTGACCTGTCGGACCTTTGATGTTGGTAAGTAAACCTTGCTCAGGCCCATAACCGTATTGCAATTGCGATTGAGGCACAACAGCTCGGCCATACGTCATTGGCGGCAACGCTTGACGCGCTTGATACGCCGCAAAGTCAGGCGTGCTGCGCAAATATGCGGCCAAAGCATCAGTGCTTGTGAATGGCGTTGAACCGCGTTGATAAGCCAAAAAATTAGCCAACTCGGATGAGTTCGGAACGCGTCCAAAAATGCTTTTAAACGTATCAATGGCTTGTTGCTGCGTTATGTTTGTAAGCCCTTGCTGCTGTTGTGTTTGTTGTTGTAACGCCAAATAATCAGGCGTTCCCCTTAAGTAAGCCTCAAACGCACTACGTGATGCTAGCCTTGGATCGTTTGCCGCTATCGATGCAAAGTTTCTAAGTTGTTGTTCGCTTGGGGCTTTTCCAAACAGACTTTGAAATACGGCACTTGCATCAGCAAGTGAAATGTTTGCATTGAGCAAACCTGTTGCTGTTTGATTTGTTACGTTTGTCGTTTGATCGTTTGTGTCGAGCAAACCAGACGTTACTTGGTTACTTTTTTTTTCTACGGCAGCCTGCGCATAAAGCGCGTTTATATCTGTTTGAGGAATGCCTGCTGCCTCTAAGTCAGCCCTTGTTACGCCATTCGATTCAAACCAGAAACGTTTGTTGGCTGGCGTGTAAGTGTTCCAATCGGCAGGCAATAGAGACAGAATTTGTTGCGTTCTCGGCGACTGCTGTTGCGTAGTTTGCGCTTGTTGCTGCAAGTTTTGCGTTTGTTGTAACGCCAAATAATCAGGAATATTTCTTGGGCTTGTCTCGCCTTCTTCATAACGCTCTGTATCAAAATTGTATTCTCCGGCGTTTTTGAACGAATAAGGCGTGGCTCCCATCGCTTGTGTAAATTCTAGGCTTGATGGGCTTACATCCTTGAACCCTTCTTTTGCCCTATCAATAACACCCTGTTGTTGATTAATATAAGCCTCTTGACGGGCAATAGAATTTCTCATGTACTCAGGTGTCATACCACCTTGGATCAGTGAAGGATTGCTCTCAATAGCTGCCAAATAAGACTTGTCATTTTGTAAGATACGCTGCTTGCTTTCTAAATCTTTCTGCGTGTTGTAAGCCTGCAAAATGGCATTTGCTTGCGTGGAATTGATTCTTCCTTGGGCTATGTCTTTAGCAAGATAAAACTCTTTTACAGCTTCTTGCGCGTCATCAAAGCGTGATGCTTGGTAAGACCCTGGTGTAGCCCCTAACTGATCAGCGTAAGAACCAAGGTGTTGCATTAGCGTTGTCCAGTAATCCAACCCACCGCCAGACATGCTAAGAAACTGCATGGCGTCACTGACTTGCTGCGCGGCATTTGGGTCCATACGCTCTCTACCGGCAAACAAATCGCTTATAAGATTTTCTTGTGTGTAAGGGCGATAGTTGGGTGAAACTGTTGTTGCCATGATTACCTCACATTGTTGTAGCGCTCAACGCGCCAACATTTGAAACTGATAGGTAGTAACGCGTGCCGTTTGGCGACCGAATAATGATCAGTTCATCCTGGCCCATTTCGATGTTGGCGTTCTTTTTGCGATTGATTGCGTCAGCCAACTCCAAGGCACGTCGAAACGATTGCTCTTCGATCTGGTCATAATCAACGCCAGGACGCGGTAGTTTCATCGCCTACTACCAGGCTTGGCGTTAAACCTCATAATACCTACGCGCCAATCAGTATTGTTGTTTCCGTTGACTCGCACTTTCATTTGCCTACCCTGCAAACGCACTGACGTTGGATTGGCTAACGAATACGGACCATGCGTTGTTTCGGTGGCGGTAGGATATAAACGCGTTTTGAATGTTGCCGTTACATCGCCAAGCGTTAGGTCATCAGGTATCAGTTGATCCGCCACAAGCAAATTATCACCCATGCCAATTTGGTATGGACCAGACTCAGCGTATGGCGTTTGCCCGTCATAGTTCCAGCCGGCTTCATGCTCGTAAACATAACCATCGGATGAGCACATCAATGGCGATGTAAACACACCTTGTCCGGTTCCAACAGTACGCGCCAACGTGCCAATTGTCCAATGGTTTTCGCGGTAATTCCACACCACATAACTGTCTATTTCGTTTGATTCGGATGACGGATAAAACCAAATGATTTCTGCAAACTTTGAATTGTGAATTGCGTTGACTTTGCTGATTTGCGTGCGGTTAATGTCACGAAACACAAAGTCAGACACATCGGATTGAAGCGGTTTGACGTAACCGTCATAAAGCCAAAATCCAGATGATCCCATCCAAACGGCAAATGTGTCGGCGGCGGCAACGCTCAACACGCCCACAGCGCCACACCCTGTCCCTACTTTCTCAAACCCATAAACATATGGTGGACCTTGGTACTGCGCCAAGTGGGCATCCACGTCCGTAAGAATCAACACGCCACCACGAACACGCCTGGCGCAAATAATTGAGCCTGGCGTTGAAAGAATAAAGTCACCGGCCTGGTTTGTTGCTGCCGGCGTCCAAACCGTGTTGTCTTCTTGATCCGACCATTGCACTTTACGCGGATCGCCTCCAGCGCCAAGCGCAAACAGAAAACGCTCTTCGGAAACAATCAAACCCTTGCAACTTGTTGGCGCGTTCGTAATCGCAACGGCTTTTGTTGGCGTGGCAAAGTCTAACTGCCACTCGTAAAGTTTGCCATCGTAATCGGAGCACGCCACAAGATATTGGCCCCAGTTATCCATCGACCAGGTAGTGGCTGGCAATACACCATTATTGCTTGCCGGAATGCGTGCAACGCCATAGGCTTGTTCGCCATAATCTTGATTGCCGTAACCCGTCGAACCTAAAGCGTTGGTGCGCCCTGCGCTAAAACTTGTTGGCGTAATGTCAGCCTGATCACCATCGCCCTGGTAAGCGTAAAGCTTTGATGCAGTGCCAACAGCAAGCCATATATTGGCCGAGTTATCGCGCCAGGCATACATGCCACGCGGCACACCTGACGTTTGATTGTTTGACCATTTACGCCATCCACCCATCGGGCGAAGCGTTCCCTCAAACCATCTTACAAGGTTGGCGTCATACCAACGGCCTTGAGACTGATACTCGGTGCCGTTTCGATAAATGCCTGGCGGTAATTTGATGGGGACAAGTGGCATATCAGTTGCTCATGTAAAGGGCCATTTCATCGCGGCGGCGTTTGACCAGGCCCGGCAACTCTTTCCCTGCCGCTTTAGTCTC